GAAGGTCCATGGTGTAAAGAAATGGATTGGGTAATTTTTGGTCGCTACGCAGGAGCTAGATTTAATATTCAAGGAGGCGATATGCGCCTTTTGAATGATGATGAGATCTTAGCTGTTGTTAATAAACCAGAAGACATTCTGCAATAAGGATAAGAAATGGCTGAATCACAAGAATTTGAGTTAGAGCTACCAGAAGTAGAGGTTGATCCTCGAGAGGCTGATGTTATACAAGAGCCTCAACAAGATCAGGATTTTAGTGAGCAAGAACAAGAAGCTCAGCAAACACAAGAATCTGAATTAGACGATTACAGTGACGGTGTTAAAAAACGTATAGATAAATTAACTTATCGTATGCGAGAAGCTGAACGTCAGCGCGAAGAGGCAGTAAAACTTGCTAAACAAATGGCAGAACAAAATGCAGCTTTGCAAACTAAATTAAAATCTTCTGATAGTACATTAGTCAATGAGTACAACACTCGTGTAACTTCTCAGAAAGAACAAGCACGAAAGGCTCTAAAAGAAGCTCAAGAACTCGGGGATGCCGAAGCTATAGCTCTTGCTACTGAGGCAGTTGCGAAAACTTCTTTGGAAGAGCAGAATGTCCAAAGACTGATGAGTCGTCAAAAACAAGAAGCAGAGTCTCAACCTCAAGTTGAAAACCCTGTTGAACAACAACTTCAACCTGCTCCAATAGATTCAAGAACAGAAGAGTGGGCTGAGAAAAATAGTTGGTTTGGACAAGACGATGGGATGACCTATGCAGCTATGGGTATCCATCAAAAATTATTAAAGGAGGGGGTTGCTCCAAGCACGAAACATTACTTTGAAAGAGTAGATGCTGAAATGAGAGAACTTTTTCCAACCAGATTCGCCGATGAGACGAAGAACGTGCAATCTTCTGTTGCAGGAACTAGCCGTGGGGCTGCTCCTGCTAAGAAAGGAACACGCAGTGTAAAACTCACTCCATCGCAGATGGCAATAGCTAAACGCATTGGGGTGCCCTATGAAGAATACGCTAAGTATGTATAAGGAGATGAAATGACAGATCGTAACTCCAGGTCTGCTGAAACACGAGATAAGAAGACTCGCAAAAAAGTATGGCAACCACCTTCAATGTTGGACGCCCCTGATGCCTCTCCTGGATATCAACACAGGTGGGTACGTGCGGAAGTTAGAGGACACGATGACAGAGCGAATATGTCTAAACGTATTCGTGAAGGATTCGAACCAGTAAGAGCAGAAGATCATCCTGATTTCGATGCTCCTACAGTAGAAGACGGACGACACGCTGGCGTAATTGGAGTGGGAGGTCTTATACTCGCAAAGGTTCCTGAAGAGATCGTTGAACAACGTAATGCTTATTATGAAAATAAAACAGCAGAACAAATTCAAGGTGTCGATAATGACCTCATGCGAGAAAGTAATCCTAAAATGCCCCTCAAGAGAGGAGACATGGAAAGGAATACAAAAGTAGAGTTTGGAAGTCGGAATGCGCCTTCCAATTAATTTCATTCATCCATGATGAGGATATAAATTATGGCTAATACTGATGCCCCTAATGGGTTCACACCAGCCTACCACCTATACGGTGGAACGATTCGTCCTCAGAAGTTACGTATTGAGAGCGGTACTTCTGCTGCTATCTTCAGCGGAGACGTTGTAAATCTTTCTTCTGGGTACGTTATTCAAGGCACTGCGACAGGCACACCAGCAGGTGTTTTTGCTGGCTGTTTCTATACCGCAACAGATGGTACTCCTACTTATTCTACTTTCTTCCCTGCATCCACGGCTACGTTGGGTTCAGCAGATATAGAAGCGTATGTGTACACTGATCCAGGTATTGTTTACGAAGCTCAATTTACTGCTGGTACACCAGCTGTAAGTTTTATTGGTGCTAAGTACACAATTACGACCACGGCTGGAAGCACTAACAATGGAAGATCCAAAGAAGGTGTTACGGCTACCACCAGTAGCGGAATCGCGTTGTTGAACAGGTTCGTAGATTCTCCGAGCAATAGCATTGGTGCTAACGCTCGTGGATATTTCACGTTCCCAACCAACGTATTCGCTGTATAGTCTGAGGAGAGTAATTAATGGCTATTAATAGAGCGCAACTCGTAAAAGAGCTTGTTCCCGGCCTTCACGCACTCTTCGGGCTAGAGTACGAGCGATACCCAGCAGAGTATGAAGAAATCTTCGATACTGAAAGTTCTGAAAGGGCTTTCGAAGAAGAGGTCATGCTTACTGGTTTCGGTGAAGCACCTGTGAAATCTGAGGGATCTATGGTTACATATGATACCGCTCAGGAATCTTTCACGGCACGTTATTCACACGAAACTATCGCTTTGGCTTTCAGCTTGACTGAAGAGGCGATCGAAGATAATTTGTATGATACTTTGTCATCACGTTATACACGAGCACTTGCTCGTTCTATGATGACCACTAAAAACATTAAAGGAGCTAACATTTTAAACAATGCGTTTAGCTCTAGTTTTCTTGGTGGTGACGGCAAAGAATTGTGTGCAACTGATCACCCGACTGTTGGGAATGAGACGCAGAGGAACGAGCTTTCAACAGCTGCTGACCTTAACGAAACTTCCCTAGAGCAGTCACTGATTGATATCGCAGCTTTCGAAGATGAGCGTGGTCTAAAGATCAATGCTCAAGCTCGTAAGCTTATCATTCCTACCGCTCTGCAATTCGTTGCAGATCGTCTTTTGGAAACTCCAGGACGAACTGGTACGGCTGATAACGATATCAACGCTGTGCGCAACATGGGTATGGTCCCTGAAGGGTACACGGTAAACCATTATCTAACGGATACCGATGCATTCTTCTTGAAGACTGATGTACCTAACGGACTGAAGCATTTCGTAAGAACCCCTGTGTCTACCAACATGGAAGGTGACTTCGAAACTGGTAACGTTCGATACAAAGCCAGAGAACGTTATAGTTTTGGCTTTAGTGATTGGAGAGCAATTTTTGGTTCTCCTGGTGCATAATAAGCACTGATAGAGGGGGGTTATCCCCCCTCTAACTTTCTGGGAGTAATTTAGCCCTAGCGACTGGCCCAGCAGACGCTTACGAAGACTCTAGGGCGAAACCTTTCGTAAGGAGGAAACGATGGCACAGACGACTTTCGCTGGCCCAATTAGATCACTTGCTGGTCTAATAAACGCAGGATTCAATGGTGCAGTAAGTTTAACTGCTGACACCTCAATAACGGTTGCTGCTCATGCGGGTAGACCGTTACTTTGTAATGATGCAGACGGTAAGTTTACGCTTCCTAGCATTGTAACAACAGAACCCACAGATAAAGGTGATCCAAATCAACTAGCAAATCTTGGTGCAAGTTTTACTTTTATAGTTGAAACAGCTGCTACTGATATGGACATCTTGACTGACGGCACAGATAAATTTGTTGGTGGAGTTTACATAGGTGTAAATGACGCAACTGGTAAAACCTTTATCTCAGGTGCTTCTAACGATGTAATTACTCTAAACGGTAGCACTAAAGGTGGTATCGCAGGAAGTATTATTAGAGTTACAGCAATAGCTAGTGCGAAATACGCAGTAGAAGGAATAGCTCTTGGTTCAGGCACTCTTGTTACTCCATTCGCTGACTCTTAATATAGGAGTAGATCAAAATGGCAGATGCAGTAACAACAACTACGATATCTGACGGAACTCATAAAGCTGTTATACAACTAACAAATCTTAGTGACGGTACTGGTGAAAGTGCCGTTACTAAAATAGATGTTAGTGGATTAGCTACTCGAGAGGACGGCACTGCTTGCAGTAGTGTGTTTATAGAAAAGGTAACGCATTCAATTATAGGCTTTACACAAGTACAGCTTTTATTTGATGCAACTACTGATACTATCGCTCTTGGGTTAGCTCAAGACAGTAATGGGCATATGGATTTTAGTCCATTTGGAGGACTGCAAAATACATCAGGGTCTGGTAAAACAGGCGATATAAACCTGACTACGATTGGAGCTTCTTCAAACGATAGTTATGTCATAGTTTTAGAACTGATTAAGAACTACGGTTAATGGCTACCTCAGGGACTAGAACGTTCGCTCTTGATGTAGATGAGGCGATTTTAGAAGCGTTTGAACTAGCAGGTCTTGAATATAGGACGGGCTATGATGCACGGGCTGCGAGAAGATCAATGAACGTTATGTTCGCAGATTGGTCTAATCGTGGAGTGCAAATGTGGGAAGTAGAAGAAGTCTCCCTTGACTTAGTTGAGGGGACTACTTCTTACACATTAAATGCTTTCGATATTGATATCTTAGATGCAGTTATAAGAAGAACGGTAGGTTCTACTCAAACTGATTTTGAAATAGACCGTATTGATAGAAATGAATATTTAAATATTCCGACTAAAAATACGAAAGCTAGACCAACTCAGTTTTACTTCGAAAAGACAACAACTCCTAAGCTTTATCTTTGGCCAGCTCCAGAGAACTCTACTGATAAATTTATTTCTTATCGTTGGAAAAGAATCCAGGATGTTACGGGTGCTACAGAAGATATAGATATCCCCAGTAGGTTTATGCCTTGTCTTACTTCTGGATTAGCTTTTTATTTAGCGATGAAAAGAAACCCAGATAAAGTACAAATCTTACAGCCAATGTATGAACAAAATTTGTTAAACGCTCTTAGATACGATGAAGATCGTACGTCTGTTCATATTGTTCCTAGAAGGACATATATGTAGTGGCTTACGCACTCGGTAAATATTCTTACGGTGTATGTGACAGGTGCGGGTTTAGAGTTCGTTATCTTTTAATGCGTATGGAGTGGACTGGTTTTAAAGTTTGTCCAGAGTGTTACGAACCTAAACACCCTCAACTTGAACCACCTCATCATCCTACAGATCCAGAGGCGTTGCGTCAACCCAGACCTGAAGTTGACTTACCTCGTTCTCAATTAGGATTAGTGACTACTTCTGGAGCAACTAATACTACTGATAGTGGTGTTAATGTTGGTGGGATGGTTTCTACTTTAGTAGACCCGATTGGTTCTTCCTTTCCAGGACAACTCGGTACAGGTAGCATAGGAACGGTTACAGTGGTGATATCATGAGTTTTACATTTGCTACTTTAAAAACTGCAATACAGGATTATACAGAAACAAGTGAAACTACGTTCAATAATAATCTTTCGGTGTTCATCAAAGAAGCTGAAGAAAGAATATTAAAAAATGTAGAACTTCCTGTATTCAGAAAAAATGTAAATGGTACTGCTACTTCTGGTAACACTTACTTATCTACCCCGAGTGATTTTTTAGCACCCTATAGTTTGGCTGTTATAAACAGCAGCGTGTATTCTTATTTGTTATTTAAACATACAAGTTTTATAAGAGATTACACACCTAACGCATCAACAACAGGAACGCCAAAATACTACGCTTTATTTGATGATAATACGTTTATCTTGGGTCCAACACCAGATGCAAACTATAGTTTTGAACTTCACTATAAATTTAGACCAGCATCTCTAACTGCAGGATCAGACAGTGGTACTACGTGGCTTTCTACTAACGCCCCAGATGCATTACTGTATGGTTCTTTAGTTGAGGCAGCTACGTTTTTAAAAGCTGTAGAAGAAGTTGCTGGATATGAGCAAAGGTTTTCATTCGCTGTAGACGGTCTCAAGAAATTAGGTCAAGGTTACGGTGCACGAGATGAATATCAATATGATATTGCGAGAGGTGCTTAATGAATATAAGTAACCCTCAATTTGAAATAGGAACTGTTTCAGTAGCTACAACAGATCATGGAGGTCATACTGCTGACTATTGGGCAGAACAAGCTACAAGACGTATAGTGTCAGTAGGTGGAAACTGTCATCCTGTAATAGCTGAACAAGCTGAGGCGTTCAAAGAAATGGTGCAAACTTTAGTTTGCCTATACATGAAGGAAGCAATAAAAAGTGATAGAACTACTTTAAT